AACCTAGAATGCCAAAAATGATAGTCAGTATATTATGCTATAAATGTGGTGTAAGATATGAAACCACTCATAAAAAGATAGAGTCAAAAAGAAATAACTGTCCAAATTGTATGTATAAACTAGTTGACTAGAATTATATCTATATAGTATAATCATTTAATGCGGAACTGGGAATACAGCCTAACGGCCAAAGAAGAAGCTATTTGCGTAGAGGTAGGATACCAGCGTCAAAAGCCATATTTTGGTGACCCTAGTAAAAATATAAATTATGCAGAGGGCGATTTATGGGAAATGTGGCAGCACGTAGTATGTGCTGGATCGGAATTAGCATTTGCCAGAATGTTAGGTAAAACTGACTTTGTTCCACATTTTAATAAATGGAAGACGGAGTTGGATGTTCCAGGTGTGGGTGAAATTAGATATTCATTTAACCCTACTGGTGGGCTTAGGTTCACACAAAGGGATAACCCAGACTTAAGGTATGTTTTAATGATAGACGGAATGGCTATTAAAAATAGGACCAATAAGGGTGAGCAGAGAAAAAGTACTCCCTATAAAGCTATAGGCTGGATGTATGGCTATGAGTGTATGGAAGATAAATACCTATCTAAATACAATAATAAGACTTGGGTAGTCCCATATGATCATTTAAGAGTAATGCCTAAATGAGAGATATATACTCCCAATTAGTGATTTCGAAAAAAAGTGCGGCGAAAAGAGAGAAGGCATAATGTCAGTACCTGACCGATATGATAATTTATCTTGGGCAGAAGGGGATTTATGGTATGGCTGGACATATAATCCAAAGACCAAAAGATATTACTTTAATGATGTAGGACATGAGTCTCTTATTGAATTATGGGAAGAACAATGGAAAAGAGAATCTGAGGAAAAAATACCTGGATATAAGCAAAATCCACCAGACTGGTGTGATGACTGCGTGGCTCATCCAGGAGAGACATGTCCAGATTGTGGATGTACTCACAATTGTTAAAAGGCGGTGGAGCTGAAATGACCTGTAACATATGTAATCTCAATAAGGACCTATATCTATATACTAAGAATGATCTCGTATATTCACTATGTAATTCATGTCTATATACCCAGAATCAGATAGATGTATTCTATGCATGGCAAAGAGAGCAAATATCTATAGCCAAAGAGTCTGGAGAAACTCCATACTAATGGCTAAAATATGCTCCATATCCTAGTTTCCCCCTCCTCATATACTCCTCTTAAAACCCCCTTTAAAGCCTTTTTAGAGCCATATCCATCAGATATCTATGAAAGTAAATACTATTAATTTATGTCTAAATACTATCGATATATACTCAGATATATATACATGTAATTGAGCGATCCCCACAACTCCCCATAATGCTCCACTTTGGACCCACATGGCATATAATAGCCATATTGTCAAGAGCTTTGAGCCAAATGTTATGCAAATGTGATCATATAATGTATTCCAGGATATATAAACATGTCTCGTAAATGAGGAATTTTGCCCACATTTTATTAAATTCTATATATGTTTAATAAGATTAATATACATTTTTGCTAGAATTTCAGGGATTTTAAAACATTCTTCGTAAAAGAGAAATTGTGCCCTTAGCTAGATATAACAAAAGGGACAATGTATATCAAAATGTACATACATGTACAAATTGATCACATGTCCCAAATGTTTGTTAAATTAATTTTACTTGTCTATATATGTTATAGTTACTGGACCACACATTGATTCATAGTATTCTTGGAATTGGGATTTCTTTCTAGCTTCCGCCTTTTTTACTTTTCTAAAAGCTTGAAGGGCATGATTCTTCTCCCGCTTCCCGTCCCTAGGCTTGCGCTGCTTGGATCCCACAGGCTTGGTCATTATATTTCCAAACCTCGTTCGTGTGCCTCAATTACTTCGGCTAAATGACTAGATAGCATTAGCCCTTCAGAGGTATAACCCTCTTCCCACTCAGTTTCAAACCTGATGGCTTGAAGCCTGATTACCTCAGATATTAAAATAACTAATCTATCTTGGGTATATAAGGGTAGATGATTAACAATTAGGTCAGCACATAGACTTGGATTAAACCAATTATTATCTACTGCCTCTGCTAATAACTCTGCTACTTTTTCTTCTTGTATTTTCTTTGCCATATCCGCCTTTTCTAATCTTTAGCATTTTACCATAAAGGGTTGGGAAAGGTCAAGAACCGCAAAATTCCTGACCCTTCCCAATGTTAGATAGTTTACTTAGTCTTTACCTCTGCAGTAAACTTAATGCCTGACTTTTCTGCTTCTGACAGGGCCTGCTTAGCAGCTCCTGAGAAACGGCCACGCTTACCAACTGTAATGCCCTTGCTTGCTAGATATTCACGCTTTGTTGCCATGTGTGTTGCCTTTCGATACAAACCAGGCTCCGCCTTGAAACCTGGGTAAAACATTCGATATTAAGTTGTATTACTCTGACTCCTCGTCAGAATCTTCTTCTTCATCCAGCCAGCCGTCGTCTTCTAGAATGGCCAGGAAGTTATTGTCGATCATCCAGTCCATGACAGCCTCATCCATTGCTTCTGCCCCAAACTCCAAGGTGAAATCGCCTGGCGGGTTTTCCCAAAGTTTATCCCAGATGATATCTAGGGTGGTCCCAGAAGTAACAGTGTATTCAGAATCCTCAGTAATAAATTCATTAGACTTATATTTATCTCTAATTAAATCCCATGCCCATAACCATATTAATGACATTGCTACATCCATGCTATTTAAAGTATCAACAATTTGGTCTAATTGCATTTTAATCTTGACACCACGGTCATATTGTGCATTATCCACGGGCTTTGCTCCTATCATTAATAGCGAATGCTAAATTATACGTCAAAGAGTAGAATTCTGTCAATGCGTCCATTCGACCCTCATGATAGAATTTATCAGCAATATTATCAGAATCATTAATGTCTAATAGTTTTGTTTCACATTCATACATTAAGTTCTTCAAATGTCCATGCATAATGTCTGTACCTGTCTCCCCTAGATCTACTAATTTTTGTAGGTGGGGTTCAAGCTCAGTAGTGTATTTATAATTCATTATACATCTCCAATACATGCTCTATAGAATCCATTTGTCCCTTTAAGTAATGCCAATCATTTGTTTCAAAGTCAGGCATTTTATTAATGTCCTGGTAAAGACTAGTTAAATGAATCTTCATGTACTCGATCATGCTAGTATGATTCACCTTGGACATATCCTTCTGCTAATAGGCCTTCAAAGAAGTCCCATACTTTTAGTAAACCAGCCTGTACATCAGAATCTAATTTAAGTTCTGAATATAGTTCAATGGCGGCGGTCAAAGGAATACCAAATTCCTGTATATCCTTATATGTATAACCTAACATTATTTCTCCAAAGTCTCTAGTGGTTGTTCTTGATAGCATTTTTTACAAACAAGGGTGGAATCAAAAAAGGTCACATAAGCATTACAACAAGTACTCATTATGCCTCCTCATCATATTCAATATAATATTCATCTGTAGGTGTTAAATTATAATGTTTATTAAATCTACCTTTCAGGTAATTACTATCTACCATATCAGCAATACGCCAATCAGCATAGAATTGTCCCTCATTTAGATTTTCATAAATCCAGTCATCTAATAATTGTTCTGCAATTGTTTGCAGTTCTGCGTCAATTACCATTTGATTTTCATTTTCAAGAAATGATACTTCTGACATTTTAATCCTTTCGTTAGTATGACCTAATTATATAATGGACCACTGACATTTGTATATAGGATATGGGTGTGTTTCACACCACATTTGATCTAAAGCTTCAAAATTCCAGGAAATATATTTGACTTCCGTAACAGAGATATGCTACCCTCCGTTTTTGTGGGCAAAACAAAACCCCCATGCCGAGATTCACGGGGGTTAAGAACAATGGCTGCTAGGACCTCAACGAAAGGAAAAACCTGCCTTACTTAGCATCTAGAAGAGATGCACCATTGTTTATGAATAGGCACCCAGGCCTATTAATATTATAGCATATTAGACGACTAGAATATTCTCCATCGCATACTTCTCACAGAACGTTGACAGGTCCATGGTAAAGATTGCATCGTTCTTCATACCTGATATTTTGTTGTCTTCGTTACCACGATGGTCTTCTTCATGTAATGAGAATGTTTGCTGGTTGAAATCAACAATTGCAATCTTGTGCTCGTTATCGCCAATTTCGTTGACATACATTCCCCATCCAGTTTCCATATTCCATTGGTCCGCTACCAATTGGCTAATAGCAATACGTGTTGCATATGATTCATCATTCCATCTAGGACGTGCTGCGATAACAGCATCCGCTAATTTACCTAGCATGTTATATCCAGCCCAGTGTCCATATAGAACAATTGTGTTACCGTTTGACTGGACGAATCCAAAGTTTGCTCTGTCTCCCATTATATTTCCGCCGTTTCTAGTTGAGGTGTTTCTTCCGTTTTATTTAATTCTATCATTTCATAGCCCCATTTGTCTAGGGCTTCTTTGTCTTTATTATAATGGTGGCCACAAAATGTCAGCTCACCATTTGTACTGCGAACCAGGTGTTTAGCCTGAGCTGGACAAACATCACATTTGATCCATTCGCTCATATTTTATTACTCTCAATCATGTCTGATAGCCTATCTAAAAGATATGCATCGATATCAGCAATATCAATCTCTCTTAGTTTCTCAATGATTTCCTCACGAGCAAATTTATACCCGTCTTGAAATCCATCTCTGTAGTCAGACATTATATTCCCCTTAAGTATCCAGTTGGCTCATAGTCCGCTACATAACTTTCTACAAGATTATGCTTATCACGAATTCTACTCACCTTCTCAATGCTACCAGTTCCAATGTTGAAAGTCAATGATTGCATTTCTTGTGGGTCAAGTCCAATTATGTCCGCTTCCCAGATGGCCCGTTTAAAGGCCACCTGGTTAGGAGCGGTTAACTCAAAGTACATTAGTATGCACCTTCTTCTGTTCGTTCAACTTCATAATTAGTAACCTGAATCATTGAATCATATGAATCAATAGTTAGATTAGAAGAGATAAAATCTTCAACCGCATCAACATCTCCGCCAAGTTCAACTTCAACAGTCATGTCAACTCGAACCCATGCAGTATATTCAATCTCCTTAGTTAATGGAATATCAAAGATTTCTGCAATGTTAGCCAATGTTTCTTGGTCTTCAGAATCAGCATAAACTTCTTCAATCAATGTGCGAAGTTTTGATTCCTTTGTATACCACTGATTTTGCTTTTCTGTAAGGGTTTGATAGTTGCGACGTGATTGGTCAAGAGCCCACTCAATGTCTGTAACTTTTTCTGTTGAATAGGTTGTCTCTCCATTAAATATCTTCTTGTATGTGACAAGTAAATTTGGATTGTATTGATTAGATACATCCATACTTGCTTCTAGATTGTCTAGCATCTCATTTCCTTTCGTTGTTGTTGGGAGAATTGTACACCCAAGGTATGACATTTGTCTACCACATGGGCATGTTAGCTGAGTCACACCTGAAGGAAAACCAAATCCATCAGATGTTGTTAACTCGATCAAGGTATCACACTCGTCTGGGTCGCAGACGAATGTGTACTGAGAAGAAACTATATCTGTCATGCTTCCACCATTGATACATATTGTTTATGGTCTTCACATTCTTTCATTGCTTCTACATCTTGCCAAGAACCACCGTGACAGTTGGAACAGAATTCGCCACAGTCATTTTCACAATAGTCTAATGTGTCAAAAGATTGGCAAGCATAGCAACGATTCTCATATTCTAGAATGTCTTTGACTTCACCACGGACAATCTCAAATTCTCCACCCCAACCTGTTTCTTCTTCATACTCTAATGTGAGCAGGCAGTTAGGAACAAGATTGCTTAGTTTAGTTAAGATAGTTACTGCAGGCGACCACGCAGTCTCATAGCGATAGATAACCCAGTTATCATCACCTTCTGATTTATATTCAATTAGTTCTGTATTTGAATACTCATCTCCGTCACGGACGGCTACATCCCATTTAGTTCCCCAGTTAGAGTTATTCCATGAATACCAATCCTTCTGAGTCTTGGCAAACTCAACTGATTTTTTAAACCAGTCAGGGTCTTCTAGATTTATGCCACCACGGTCAGGTTGTTGTGCATACTCCTCATCAGTAATACCATCATCTTTATATGAATGGATATTAAAGAAAGCGAATACAGGATTATTGTATTCAACTACTTTAAATTTGGTGGGAAAACCTGATGAACTAATATCACCCATACCATAAGTCTCTTGTGCTAATGTAAAAGGCTTATTCAATCTATCTTTAATCATATCTACCTCAGACTTAGGTCCTTGGATAGTCAATGTGTTATACACCCAATTTGGCATTTTGTTCCTTTCGTTGTTGGAAGAATTATAGCGGATACAACTGACAATTACAAGAATTTCGGGAAAAAAAATATACGATCCGTAAGCAAAAAATTCCGCCTTTAGCTTTGGGGGCATTTGCGACCCATATCGGACTTGAACCGACGACCTCTACCGTGACAGGGTAGCGCTCTAACCAACTGAGCTAATGGGCCTAGGATGGGGCCCTTTCGGGCCCCATTTATTTTAGGCTAACGCTTTAACCGCTTTGAGAATTTTATTTTTCTCTGCGGTAATTACAGGGTCAAAACCACTTGCTCCTGCATTTAGCGATTCGTTATTACCGCTTCGGGCGGTGCGGAAATAATCAAGGCGTTCAGTCAATGCATTAAATGCACCCCAAGCAGTACCTTTGATCATAGAGTTAGTAGGTGAATTATGGTATAGGTCATCAATTAAAACAACCTTGTTTTCCCATTTCTTTAATGCACCCTTAGTATCTTTATCTGGCTTTGGATATAGATTGCGAATCAATTCTGAAAATTGCTTATCAGTAACTGATTGTTGAAATAGTTCGTTAGCCTGCTTTTGGAATTCATCTGCATATGCAAATGTTAAACCTAGCGCTTCACGAGCAGCAACGATACGTCCCTCAGCAGTCTGAGTGTGGCGAATCTTGAATGATTGCTTTGCGGTTCGCATTGCAAGATTAAGAGTATTTTGGCAAACAACACGAACAGGAGTAATTGCTGCTTGTACAGCAACAGACCCGTCATGAGATGTCCAAACAATTAAATATAACTTAGTTACATCGTTAACCCCTTGTGGGTCTAATACGATTTCACGAGGAATATCTAATGAGCCGAATACAACTTTGCCCTTCTTAAGAGATCCTGCAGATTCCCATTTAGCAGAATCGTTGTCTAATACGTTATCAGCAAATGCAAATAAATCTTCATTTTGCACAACCTTATAACGAGATCCAACTACAGATAGCACATCGGTACCGCCATCAAATGGATTAGTACGTAGTACGAAATGATTCTCTGATGAATTTCTCCAATCAGATGGAATGTGCTCCGCAATGTCTGACAAGCGAACATTCCAGTTGTTTAACTTTGCTTCTTCAAGCATTGTTGCAGTGGTAACCTTCTCGTCTTCTGAGAAGATTCGATTTGCAAGATTGTGCCATGCAGGCTTGCCACGTAGCGCAAATGCTACTTGACCATCTTGCTCTTCTAGGTTATGAGCCATATTTATCCTTTCGTTTTGAGTTGCCTTATTCTAACATACATGACTGACATTTACAATCTTAGTTGGCATAAATTTTGGGGGTTTTCCACAGATTGCCGTAAGCCTGTGGATAAGTCCGCAGGTTTGAGGGCAGGGGAAATGGGCCAGGTTATCCCTGGCCCAAGCTTTTATTTTATATAAGAAATATATTCCTCTGGGAAATACATTGCAAGTGTTTTTTTCTTTTCTTTTGTATCATAGACATATGCTTTAACATTGCCTTGAAATTTATTTAAATTACTTTTTACTACATTGTTTAGCGCTTCACGATTTAAGCTATCTTTAGAATAAATAGTTAGATCGTGTGCTTTGTTTGCGTCGTAGACTTCTACACGATACCGCATTTTGTTCCTTTGTTAGTAGGGATAAAAAGTATAACATAGGGGGCTAGAGTTTGTCTAGCCCCCATCTGTTATTTAGAGATAACGAGCAACCGCATTGTAGGTTGATGTATTAACAAACTCCTCGTCGGTCATTTTGAGGATACGAATTGCGTTCGTGATTTCCTCTTTCATTTCACGATAAGAGTGCTGGTGGATTTGCTCAAAGTCTTTCTGTGGTTCAGTAGGAAAGTCTGCCCCATCTGTTGTGATGTCGAAATCAACATTAAGCGTTTTATTCCAAGCACGATAGTTTGTTCTGATGTTTTCTGCTTTAGAAAACTTCTTGATAGCATAATCGGCTAACTCTTTTTGCCAAGCCTTATACTTCTTTTGATACTTTGCTTCATTTTCCTCTTGTGAAGCATAGTCTTTTTCTAACTGTGCTAACTTTGTTTCCAAAGCCTTGATTACTTTAGGTGTTGCGATTTTTACGCTGATAGCCTTGCCTCTTGCCATTTGTATTTCCTTTCGTTGGGTTGGTTTGTTTGTTATGCTCTAACGCTTGTCCAGCGGTCAGTTCCATTTACATCAAGCAGAATACGATTAACTCCGCTAGGGTGGTTATCTATTGCCTTGATAACTCCAGTAATACCACTATTAGTGGTTGTGTATGTTGTTCCGATTTCCATTTGTTTCCTTTCGTTTGAGGTTGTATTATAGCACCTGCCACCGACAATTAATAGGTTTCAGGTAGCCAAGCGTCTAGGTGGTGAGCGTCTACTATGGCAGACGCAGGGCAGGAAGTTTGACCACGCCAAGTGATCCCTTCAGGTAGGCTAATCTCACGACTATACTCCTCATCATAGAAGGCATCTATGGCATCTATGCAGGGTTGCACCATAGCAACGGGTACGGGTGGGTAATGGTTGCCCTGTAAGTGATAGGCTAATCCTGCCTCTAGAGATAACTCCTCTGCAAGTCCTAATGCTGTTGTATATCCCATTAGATTAGCACCTCAGACATTTCCTCTAGTTGCTCAATAACTTTATCGTGCAGATTATCACGCATTTCTGAGATTGTGTTAGAAGGCCAACCTGCCTCAATTACTCTTTTTATAAGTAATGCAAGTTGGTAATCAGGTTTAATTTGTAATGCAGTTACAAGAGATAGCGTTGCTAATTCATTTTCCTCTAACTCATAAAAATAAGCAGACAAGATTGTAAAGATAGAGTAAGACTCTGACTCATCTATTGAAGCACCTACATAAGACAAGAAAGACCTGCAAGTTTCAATAGAGAAAGTTTTAGGCATACCTAATACATAATCACGGATTTGGATTTCATTGTTAATAGAATAGATTAGTTTGCTAATTGTTTCCGTAGGTAGTCCGTCCTCAAAATTAAGGATAGAGTTATTAAGTAGTTGAACCGCTTCACCTACTGTGATTTTTTCTTTTAGCATTTTTTCCCTTTCGTTAGGCTAGTATTATAGCAGTTTATACTGACATTTTTTACAACACGCTGAAAGTTTCAGGGTGTTTTAAATCACACCCTTAACGACACGCCCGACCCCGCAGCTTTGTGGGCGCCTTTTGTTAGAATTTTTTAAGAATAGCGTACATAAAAATTATAAGTGGGGCCACTAATACCAACCCAATTAGGGCCCCAAAAATTTGTCCTAGAGTAGTTGCCATTTATTTTTTACTCGCAGAAAATCTAACATCAGCTTTTCCATAAACACACAGCCCACACGATACACACGCAGAACCATTTGTAGAAATTAGCGGAATACTTTTATTATTCTCAGGACATTTAGCGCCAGGCTTACCGATTAACTCTTTCATAGTATTTTCAGTAACACCGAAAGTTTTTCCTAGATAAGCCAATCTGATCTTGGTACCAGTCTTTCGCAGATCATGCGCTACTTCTTTATTCTCATCATCCGTTGAATAATAAAGAGATAAGTTTTCGATACCGTCTAGAATAAGCGCAGCAGACTTAACTCGTGTATATACCCAGAATTGAATATCGGTATTATTTAAAATAACATATTGCCATGCACGTGCATATGTATCATTAAAGAAATCGCCGTCCCAGTGGATACGGAATAATAATTTAGCATTTTTCTTTTCACAATCTTTTCTAAATTCATTAATCATATTTTCTAATAGGTCCACCATAGTGGGCTCATCAGCGTCTTTTAATAAATTCCAATTGTGCATGAGCACGTCTCTAACACCTTTATAAACTTTTTCTAACTTACCCGCATAGCATACGCTTTCGCAAATACTAGTAGCTCCAGGGCATGAGAATGCCTTACCCGCAGGCAATCCGAATGTGTTCGCAATGGCAGGAGTTTTACCATTCTTAGAAACAAGATTAGTAACTTTACGATCATTAGATCTTTTTAACATGGGAGAAATTATAGCAGCTGGGTCTGACATTATAAGTCCCCCATTTCTGCATCGGCCATGCGTGTGTGCATAGCATCATCCCATCCAAAACGAGCATAGAATTGCATTTCATCTTCTTCATAACAAGAAGAACAAACATAATCATTATCAATTCCTAATCTGCCATCATCAAAAATATATTCGGAACAGTTAGGTTTTGAGCAGTTGTATTTTTTCATTAGTTGACCTTTCGTTAAGTTAAGAGAACTATAACAGATCAATCTGACATTTCCAAATCGACACGCCGCAAAATCCAGGGCTTTTTTAAAATGTGTCTTAAATCACAAAATGCCCCCACGCCCTTGTGGGCGCAGCTGGCGATCTTGTCAAATCGCCACGCCGTTTATTTAATTACACACGCCCAAAAATTGTGTGATAGTTGCTTGCTTCGTGAAATCTCACAACATCAAAACGGGGATTATCTTTTGCAAACATTTCTGCAAAATCATTTACCATTTTAGAAAATAAAGCAGGGTGAGTTTTAGTGCTTGCATAGTTTAGAATTTCTGCAGTTGCTACATAGTCTTTTCTAGTCATCATCGTTTTACTACCTTTCCATTTCGGTGAAAAATCTTAGTATAACATTTACCGCTAGGAGTAAATAAGTTAATTGTTGAGTATTCATCAGCAAAGCCCCAGTCAATAAACTTAGCAAACTCTTCGTGTGCGTTTAATTCATCTGAGTATTCTTTACTCCAATGAATTGGGTTTTCATCATTAGCAACAGTTATCTTATACATTAGATACCCCACATTTCTAGAGCGCAATCGCAACTCTCTACATCGTAATTGTTTTCATCTCCCCAAAAGATGAAACCAGCACCGCCACAATCATCACAAGCAACACCGATTATTTCTGATAAATTTCCCATTTAAGTTTTCCTTTCGTATTTTGTTAGTGGAATTATAGCAGGGGGGTCTGACAATTAGTCAAACGCCCCTTCTTGAAATAAACCAATTTCTAAATCAAGTAATTCTGCGGGAGTGGCTTCGGATAAATCTACCCAGCCAGCACCCTCATCATTAAGGCGAAAAATTTCTATGTATCCCATTACTCACCAACTTTCACCGCTATTGTGCGGAATTTATTTCGCAAAGAAGTTGGGTCGTTAATTTCGACCAAATACGCTTCCGTATTTTCACCATACCAAATTGGTTGTGATGATTTTTCTGCGGAGATAATTTCACCACGCAAAGTTTTAGATGTGTAAGTCTTGCCGATTAGCAAGTCTTGGATTGTGTATAAGTTAGCCATTGTTAGCCACTTCCTTTCGTTATACCGCAATTATAGCCTAAGCCACCGACATTTACCAGCGACACGCCGTAAATTACACCAATGTAATTATGTGATAGTAATCACACGAGTTATCCACGACACGCCCGAAGTTTTCCACAGAATTTCAGGGTTTTTTTAAAATGTGTCTTAAATCACATTTTGCCCCCACAGCTTTTGTGGGCGCTATCGCTTTTTGTCAAGGCGACACGCCGTTTATTCTATGTGACCTTCCTCACGCAGATAATCTTCGTGTTCTACTAATCCAATCGCAAACGCTACAGGATCACAACACTCTAAGATTTCGGCGGGGGTAAAAGTAGAGTATCCAATCTTTACAGTAGGATAAACATCATTAAGTAAATCTATAAAGCTTTCTTTTATCTCTATGTCTTTTTCTAATTGTGATTTCATTAGTTTAACCCGTTCTCTTTTATGTCTTTAATTACTAGGCGCAACATTAACAGCGCAGGTATTCCAATACCTAGTTGGACAAGGCTAGTTAGTAGTCTATTCATTACTTATTCTTCTTTCTCTTATAAATCTTATAGCCGATTACTACAAGGGCGGTTAGTGTTAGTAGTTGCCATGATAGAGCGATATAAGCCCACTCAGTATCAAGCATGAAGCCATAGTTATCAATCTCAATAGTAAAAAATCCTTCGCTCATTATTCGTATTCCTCCCAGTCTAGTGTCAAGCCTTTTTCAATTACTTCATCCATGCTAATCATGTCCTCATCAAATAGCGTTTCGCTATTGTGTTTATCTAACGCCTCTTGCTCATCTAGATAAGTGTATGCGTCTGAGATGTCCGCCTGTATGGTGTCCCATTTAGTCATCATTAGTTGTTGTCCTGTTCTATTTTGGAGATGAACGCCTCAAACTTAGGAGATAGTCCGCTCTCGTTTAGTTCTTTAATTGTAGCGATTACCTCTGACATTTTAGAGGCGGTTAGGGTATGTCCCTTCATGAGAGAGCCTTGCCAAATTGAGTAAGTGATTTTCATTATTCGCTATCCTCGCTCTCGTCAATTCCGAACATGTCGCCTAGTAATTGGTTAGCCAATTTTAGGGCGTCTATTGCGCTTTGTGTATCTTTCATTAGTTTTCCTTTCGTTGTTGTTATGGTGTAAGAGTAGCCTAGTGGGCTGACATTATCAAGCGACACGCCGTTAGGCGTTGCGCTTTTCTTGTAATTCTTTCGCATAGTCTACATCTGAGACGGCGGAAGCACCGAACTCCTCGTAGATTTCTAGATAGATATCATCATAGTAGTCGTCATAGTTCATTATAAGTTTTCCTTTCGTTTTGTTCTTATAATATAAGCCTATACTAGGGGACTGACATTTTCAAGCACCGAAACACGACAAATCGGACATTTTGAAAATTATTTTTAAATATCTATGTGATATACCCCACATATGGTCGCTCTATCTGGACAAATCGGACATTTTAAAAGTGTGTATCATACAAAATAAAATTATATTAACATTTTGGTAAAAACGAATATACTAGTCGACTAGGATTATATATAGTATACTGATCATATTGGTCCATAGCTCAATAGGCAGAGCACTGCACTGTTAATGCGGGGGTTCCTGGTTCGAGTCCAGGTGGACCAGCATATTGTATACTTATGATGTGAGAGAGCAGATAGAGTTCGCTAAAATAGAGTTAAATTTTAGCGAATACGACACATACGAAATACATCCAGAAGGTGAATGGCCTAAACCAATTGTCTGCATAAAAAGCTTTCCTAGGTCAGGAAGTACCTATATTGGTCAAAATTTAATTTTAAATGATTTTTTAATAATTAAAAAAAGGTGGGAAGTACCACATAATGAAAATCAGCCTATGCCAATTACTGTTTTAAGAAACTTTAAAGATTGTGCAGCTTCTAATATAGCAATGGGTAATACCAATATAATACA